TCTTTAAAAAAATTTTCTCATAGTCTTAATAGAATTGTCAAGACAAAAAAATAACCGCACTCCCGGGTGGTATAAAAGAGCGCAGTAGTATAAGGTATAAATATGATTACTTTTCATTATATCTCAAAAAAGAAAATTTAAGATATAATACAAGAAACAGTACGCACCTCATCGATGGCTCAAAAAGTCCTTACTGGTAACTATTTTCTTAAAGGGCAATTGTATCCTACGATTGCCAGTGAAATTGTTATTGAGATTAAAAAGGGATCGACTTGGGATGAGGAGTTTTTTATTCAGGGAGATTTTACTACATGGAACATTAATTTTTATGTAGCAAAGCAATTTGGAGAAGATCGCATGGCAGTCGGTCGGATCGATGGTTTGCAATTTGGCAATTTTATTTTACCTGCTAATGAGGGAGAAGACCCAATTGAATATCAAAATTATACTTATTTTCATTTAATTATCGATAGCAACGTTACGGATGGAATGGACGTTACTCCTGTCGCTTTTAAGGAAATTGCACAACCAAAAGCAGGAAGAGATTACTGGCAAGCTGACCTAGAGGCATCTAAAACTATTGCTAATCGGCTCGTTGTTGAACCTTTAGGACTAGATTTAATTCCCGTAGTCGTTAGGGGGGAAGTTTGATGCCAATTGAAATAACTGGAAGTTCTAGGCAAGTAATTGTTTCAGCTACTCTTGGAGGTGCTGGATGGTCGCCTGTTTTGTCCCTAGTTACTGATGGTAATCGCCGGGTTTTTCAGGTAGTTAATTGGGTAGGAGGTTCGGGTACTCCTCCTGCCACGGGTGGGTATATTGGAATATCTGGATTAGTTTCTTCAATTAGCTCTGCTGTTGATGTTCGAGGTTCTCCCGGTAGTCCAGGAGAAGGAAGTGCTTTTTACAAGCATACTCAAGCTACTCCTTCCGCAACCTGGACAATTATTCATAATTTAGGCTTTGAGCCACAAACTCAAGTTTTTAGTTCAGGAGGAGTAAAAATAGAAGCTTTTGTACAAAACCTTTCTTTAAATACTACTCAAATTATTTTTAGTAGTCCCTTTAGTGGTTATGCAATTTTATCGAGGTAATTATGACTTTTATTGAATTTTGGTCTGACACTGAATTTAAAGGAAAAATTCGGGCTTCTGTTGCCCCAGAAAATCCTAACGATTTGGTCAATTTTGGTACGTTAAATGCTCTTCTGGAAGGGTTTGATTACAAGGACGCAGTATTTGCTTCTGCCCCATCAAATATCAATTTAAATGCTCCTGGCTCGACAATTGGTGGGGTAACTATGAGTTTAGCCAATTCTCGCTTTATTGCAGCAAATCAAACTAATAACACAGAGAACGGACTTTATAATTGGAACGGAGCTTCTGTTGCAGCTACCCGCACTGCTGACGCTAGTACAGGAGCCGAACTCAGAAACGCGATTGTAACTGTTGCCTCTGGTAGTGGGAATACTGATGACGGAGTGACTTACAGGCAGATTACTCAGTCCGTGACATTGGGAACGTCCCCCGTAATCTGGCAAGTTCATGGGGCCGGAATTCCTGACGCAAGTGAAACCACGGCAGGTAAAGTACAGCGTGCTACTTTAGCCGAACTAGAAGCGGGAACAGACACAGCCAAATATGTTACACCTTCTTTGCTTGCCAGTTGGTCCGGAAGACGGCGATCAGTAACTACTAATCCTTTTGGAGATGGCACTAATACGGTGTTTGTGATCACACATACGCTGACTGATACTAATCCCAGCGTAGAAGTAATTCGCAATAGCGGTAATAGAGATACTGTAGGAGTTTTTACGGAACGATTGAGTAATACTTCAATCCGTCTAACTTTTGCCTCTACAGCAGTACCTCCTGTGAATGGATTTGTAGCCAAATTACTAGCTTAGTATTGTGAAAGAATTTCTTGGGCCTACTGATACTTTAGATTCGATTACTACAGCCCGATGGGTTGCTAGTCGGTTGCAAAGCGAGATAGTAACTCTTACGAACGTTTCTGCTGCACAGCAGATTCCTGTTAGTTCTTTTCTAAGAGAAATTACTCTTTTAGAAGTGCGAAACTTACGCACTTCTGCGGGAAGTGCTACAATAACTTTTAGCTTTGGTAGTGGTGTTTCTTTTGGGGCAATACCAGGACTATCTAACCTATCTCTTACTACTGCCCGGGCTAATTTTACAGTATCCGGACAAGGACAAATTATTACTACTGCTCAAGAAATTCGATTCGATATTACCAGCGTTACTGGTGGACCATTGAGTATCCCTTTTTTGTTAATTTTTCGCGAAACACCGTCGCTAACTTAAATGCCTAATAGTTTAACTGCTCAAAGCTTATTTTTAAATAGTCCCGAATATATTGAAAGATACCAAATTGCGCTAACAAATGTATCTGGGGCTTTTAATGAAAAGTCAATTAATTCAGCTTTTTTTGATAGTGAAATCAAGCCTAATTTAATTGATGATAAATCTGTCCGATTTTATGTTTACAAAAGGATTCTATCAGAAATGATCGTTTTTAATCCTTATGTCAAGCTGAATGTAGCTAAATTGGGAATGACGGCAGCAGTGTTTGGGGAAGCTCCAAGACTTGCGCTTTCTATTAATATTGGAGATAAATTAAATCCGATTTCTGAATCGGATATTTTGCAGGCAGTGACACAGCAATTTAATGACGAGAATCTGTTAGCTCAATTGTTAAATCAAAATATTCTCAAAGTGTCTGCGGTTTTTAATAATTAGGTCTTGTAGGAGTTTTGTTATGTTTGAATCTAAAAAATCACAAGAATCGCAATTGTGGACACCAGTAGAACTAAAATCTAAAAGACTTTATCTCTGGTTTGACGCTACTGATAATACTACTTTTGGTTGCGATAAAAATAATAGTATTTTTATCTTAAAAGGTGGAAGTAATCAGTATTTTCTACGAAAAGTATTTGCTTTCTTTAGAAAAACAGTAATTAATCTGATAGCGATTTTTAAAGGTCTGTAATTTTAAAAATGCTAATAATTGATGCTAGTCTCCCCCGATTATGGACACCCGCAGATTTACCTATTGGAACGCTTTCATTGTGGCTAGATGCGGCTGATTTTACAATTGTCACGGTCGTGAGCGAGTGGCGCGATAAAAGTGAATTTAACAGGCACGCCACGGCGACGACGCGCCGACCAAATGTAACGATAGTAAATGGATTGTATGTCGTTAATTTCACGGCATCCGGGGCGACGAGGCTTGACACGCCGGCGTTCAACATCGCGCCTGACCGCCAATTTTGCACCTTTGCGGTTGTGTCCGGGGCGGGGCTTCTCGGCGGGTCCACTTATCGGCGGATTTTTGTCGCCAAAGGGGGGGTCAATCCAGACGCACTTGCGACTGGATCGACGTATCCGCAGGGCTATTTTGGTTCAGGCCCGAATGCCGGGACTGCAATGCAGATTGCAGGTGGGAATGGCGTAACAGCGCCGCAGATAACTGGCCTTGGCACCGGACCGCAATTGCTGACAGGCGCTTTTGGGACGGCAGGCCTCGCGGCAAACGAAAACTCCATCTCTGCAAATGGTGGAACTCGGTCAACGCTAACAGGTCAATCGGGTGCACTCAGCACCACGGGCATCCGCTTGGGGTCTGATGTGAGCACTGCCGCCGTCAGTTCCTGGAATGACTGGATTGCGGAATTCATCATGACGCTCGCCCTTTCACCTTGGCAAGTTCGGCTCGTAGAGGGCTACCTTGCATGGAAGCGATGGAATATGTATGCCAATCTTCCTATCGACCATCCTTTTAAAAATCGTCCACCTCTTGTTTCTGATATTTAAGGTAAAATAAAATCAGAAAATATTTGGAGAATTTAAATTGAATTACAGAAAATACTTAGCTGGAATTAGTATTCCACCAGCAGAATTGATCACATGGCAAGATAAGAGTGGCAATAATAACCACCTTTTAGCACAACCGAAAAAAAGGTGGCATCAACGGCTTTCTGTCTTATCGAGCGATGCTGTTAAATATCATCCCATCCCGTTAAGCCAGAAGACATAACATAACTGGTAACAGTTGCTTCAAAAAAGTTTGACTTAGTGTGACCTTCCCCTTGAGTATCAGAGAATTTCTCTAAATGGGAATAGGGAGATTTTTTGTATTTGTCCTCGGTAAAAATTGGATTTAAGCCGATGGCTTTTAGTCGAATATTGGCAAGGTATTTAGTATAGTGATCTATACTTTCTTCAGTAATGCCCAGTATTTGATTACCGATAATATGGTTAGACCAATTAATTTCTTGATTGACAGCCTCTAAAAATGAACTTGCTATACCTTTTTTAATTGACTCTTTTGGGAATAATTGCAATGCTTCCACAATTAATTTTTGATACAAACGAACATGACTCAATTCATCTCGATTAATCATCCTAAAAACGTCAGCACTTCCAGCCATTAGATGTCTAGAAGCTAAATTATAAAAATACTGGAACCCATTATAGAAATACAGTCCTTCTAGAATATAATTAGAACACAGAGAACCAAAATAATTACTCTGTGTTGGGCTGTCAATATATTGTTGATAAGAACTAGCAATAAATTCACAGCGATTTCTAAGAATTTTATCGGTGCGCCATAAATCATAAATTTCAGCCCTTTTGTTTGAGGGAATAATAGTCTCAATCAAGTATTGATAACTTTGATTGTGCATAGCCTCTTGAGAAATCTGTTCTGCCATACAAAGGCTGATCTCTGGGGCTGTGACGCAAGATTTTAAGTGAGGAATATTACAGGTTTGTACAGAATCAAGAAAAGTTAGGTAAGACAAAATACCGTCATAGGCACGTCTTTCGTCAAGAGTTAAATTATTATAGTCAGTTATATCTTGAGTAATATCTATTTTTTGCGGTATCCAAAAATTCTCACGCATCTGTTGATACAAACTTACAGCCCAAGTATAGCGAACATCATTTAATTGCATCAAGTTGGTGGTGTTACCAAACCAGATCGAACGGTTTTCGATTGCATCATCTCCCGACAGATTGAAGATCGGAGAAATGGGCATTCTATTATTAAGACTGATCAATGACATAGTTTTACTTTACTTTAGCTCCCAGTCTTTACATTGTACACAAGAAATAGAAGGATTTACGCTACATTTTAGATTAAAGTCTTTATGGGTTTCAGGGTTATAATATTTACAAGAACTAATCCGATTATATTCATCTGTTAAATAGTATTTAAATTGTTTAACTGTGTAGATTAAATTAGTCTTAAATCTAAAAAACACTCTACACAAGACAACAGCAAAAATTAAAGCAGTATAAAGTAAAAATATACTTAATACAATAGTTGCTAGAAAGTCAATAATTATTATTGTCATAATGATTATTTATTTTTTCGAGTATTGATAAAATCTTTGAGAGTTTCGGTGAATCCAACGAAAAACCAATTGTATAAAACACGATCAAAAAAAACAATTAGCACAATACATAAAATGACATTAATGACATTAGAAGTAATATTCATAGTTAATTAGCACAACTAGAACAGCTATCTTTAAAGTTATCCTTCTGAACAGTCCGTACATAATAGACTGCTTTACATTCTGATTCCCACGCTAAAACTAGAGTTTCGTAAATTTCTTTAACTGTTAATACGCGGTTAGGTTCGTCAGGAAAATAAACACCCTGATTAAGGTTAAATAGTAATTCCATAGAAATCCCTGTATCAATCCATTTTTGCATTTCAGCAATCGCTTGAACGACAATCTTTTGATCAAGATTTT